GTTCTTGTTGCTGCTAATACCTTTTTCTTTTCTGCTGTTGTCATCAGCTTCATTCTTGCTTTTGCTTGTTTACTTATTTTCATATTAACCTACTAACCTCATAAATGCAAAGTCTACATCAGCTTCCCCACCACTATTGTTTACTATTCTAAACTGTAGTAACTTCTGATCTCTTAATGTGCTTTGGATACTAAATATATTCCAAACGTCAGCGGTGCATGACTCTGCACCGTCACTAATAAGGTCATGTAACGTTGCACTCGTAGTATTGTCATGTCCCCTTAATAATGCGTTAGGATTTACGGGCCTTAAATTCGCAAAGCTGTTGGTATCTGGCCCCATAACGGCATTAATAGCATAGTTACCCCCGTTAGTTGGTTTAATTGCTAAGAATAAATCCTTGAAACCTGTCATATCTAAAGTCCAAAAGTCATCACTTGTTGATTGTGGCGTTAACATTGTTCCACCATTAGGTATGCCAACGTGTGTATCAAAACTATGGAATTGTTCGTCACTTGATTTAGTTCCTTTCCAATCTCCCTTTTCATCTACAAAGCCTGTATCCAATACGGGCTGTATATACTGCGGGACTTCTATCGTGCCATCAACCGTTGCCGACTGCACACCTGCTTTACGGGTTAAACTCCACGGAGCATAACCTTCGCGGTTATATGCCATCTAAGCAAATACTAAGGTTACGGCGCAACTGGCAGATCCAACATCAGTATCCATTGCCATTGCTACGCTTACTTGATTAGAACCTACAACTGGAATAGCAACATCCAAATTAAATGGTAAATTTGTTGCTCCATTACTGGCGGGTGTTCCATCAACACCTTGAGAACCTACAACCATAGTTTCTTGCCCCTGAGATAGTCCATCACCTGATAGTTGACAACTAAAGGTAGTGGCTCCGTTTGTAGCACTGTCTGTTGCGACTGTTGCGATGATGCCAATAATTTGGCTTGCTTGTTTTGGGATTTGAATCGCAGACGTGGTAGACTGTCCATAAAGACTGCCCAACGCCGTAAAAGAATCTGCTGCGGTTAATGCCCCTTCTCTTGTTCGGTAAAATGCCATGTGTTTTCCTCTATGCCTTCACGCGGATTGGGCCTAATTTGGCTAAGGTTCCGCTTGTAAAACCTTTTGTCAATGCTTTAGCAACAAAAGCGGCCCCTAAGGTGCCTATTATTTTGTTTTTGTTACCCATAACACTTGATTCTAATGATGTTAATGCTCCGGAGAGATCTCCGCTTAATGCTGTCTGAATTGCTGTAGCTGCCCCACTTGATTGGGCCAAACTCAATGCAGTTCCTAATTCTATTGCACTTACGTTAAAACTTTTCTTAGCTCTACGTCTTGGTGCTTTACGTCTTGGTGCCATGCCCCTATTACGGGGGTTTACCTACTTAAACTTAGACGGCGTTTTCTTTTGGCTGTCCACACGCCCCACAAAACTTAAAATCAGTCTTAAAATCGGCTTCTTTACACTTAAAATAAAACCCGATCGCTTGTTCTATGACTTGTGAGTTAGTAAACTTCTTACCGCTGCCCCACATTGCTTGGCGTTGATAATATTTCTTTAAATCCGATACGTATAACCTCGCTTTCGGGGTTAATCTTATCGTAACTGTTTCCTTAATTTCCCCTCTGCGTCTACCCATGCTTGTGATTCCCCAAATCTGTTATATCTTCTTTACGAACCTCATGTTCACACGTTGAACACCACAAACCCGAAAAAGATAAATGGTAAACAGGAAAGATTTTCCCGCAGCAAGTGAAACCTACTAACTTTCCGTTTTTACCGCATCGAGATCTCCCGTTTAATTTTGGTTGAAGCTTCATAATCTGGATTCCTACTGTATCTCTCTCAATTACTTCTTCAACTTCAGGTTCAGTGCCTTCAAACAACGGCATTATTTCACCCCCATTGCTATATCTATAATTCTTTGTTGTTCTATTTTTTCAGCGAGTTTATCAGGGAACGCAATATCTCTTAGTTTCCTTTCTGACTCATTCCTATAGATTTTACTGAATCTAAATAGTGCTACCAAAGCTTTCACTTCGATTTCTTGCTGTCTTATTTTTAGTTCTTCAAAATGGACTACACCCATATTTTACTTAAGTATGATATACTATATATAACTAACTATACTTAAATAAAATACTTAATAATAATAATAACCCGACATACTTTTTAGCCTATTTATGTATTAAATCGTGCTTAATTGGCTTTGGAAGGGGTGGTTTAGCCCTTATTTCGGGGTCATTTACCCCTTCTTTGGGGGTTGTTTGGGGGTTAATTTGGCCTAAAACACCCCCAATACCACTCTTATTAGCGGCATACTCAACTAACATAGATGTCCAATCGCCATTTTTTGCCGCTTTTCTAATTCCTGTCATGGGGTCTAACTCTTTTGCTTTAGCAGTCATTTTACCAACCGACCCAAAAAAAGAATTTTGAAAATCCTGCAGTTTATCATGAATGCGATCTTCTATTTCTTCAATTACTGCAGCTAAAGCTTCAACTAACATATCATCAGATTCTTCACTTCTTACATATTCAACCCACTTATCTCTACTCAAAGAGCTTATGTATTGTGATAAAAACCAATAAAAAATTGTCCAAACAATAGCATACCCTAATAGCACATATCCATCAATTACCATTATGCTTTATCCCAATCGTTTTGTGGAACCCGTGCAGGTTTAGGACATCCTGCCTTTTTCATGCCTCTATATTTTTGTTGTAGGTTAAATCCAATTGCGAATTTATCCCAAAACCCTGCCCCATCCATTCTACTAAATAATTCAACAACGTCATATTCAAATAATTGGCAAGTGGTCATGCCTTCAAAAATAGTTCCTTCGTCGGGTGTATAAGTTGGGGTGTCAGGTGTAGGAACACCAGTTACTGTTTCTCCAAACGTTGTAAATGCCTCCGTAACGCCTCTCCCTGCCATTTGTCTTATTGTTTCTTCAAGTTCTAAAAGTTCTTCTTTTATTGTATCTCGTTTAATGTAAATGTAAGCGCCAATTGATGCAACGGCAATAAAGGAAAAAGATGGAATCAATGTCTGCAATAATGAAGTTTCTTTTTGTTTACCTAATAGTTCGTCTAATGCTCGTTTTTGCACTGCCGTAATTTTTCGGATCTCTACCCCTTGAGGTATTGCGGTAATTGGCATTATAGCCGACCTGTAGCAATTCTTTTGGCTATAGGTTCGGGTTTACCAACTGCAGCTTCAGTATATGCAGTAGCTATTTCTTGGGGGGTTAAAGGCGGTATAATAACAGGTTGTTTAATTTCTGTTATTTGACCTACAAAATCTAAAGCACCACCTAAACTTGCACCGCTGCCGACAGTATGTTTTACTGCTTGAGGTGGTGGCGTGACCTGCTTAACAGGTGTAGACCGAAACGACGGTGAGTTAAGCAGATCAACTATCAATAATAATTCAGCTAACATTTGTAGCTACGTGCTAACATTTCAGCACGCTTAGCACTAATAATTTGAAAGTCGAACATCGTTCTTGTTGCTGCTAATACCTTTTTCTTTTCTGCTGTTGTCATCAGCTTCATTCTTGCTTTTGCTTGTTTACTTATTTTCATATTAACCTACTAACCTCATAAATGCAAAGTCTACATCAGC